GTACATCCAATGTCATTGCCCAGTCACTTGTTAGTTCTAACCAGTTGAGAATGTCTGATCTTACTTTGTTTGCTTTGTTACCCTCGAAGTCTTTCCAATCAAATTTGATAACTCCTCTACCTATCTGATATCCTCCCGAGTCTCCCACTATTGTGCTGAACTTTCTATCTCTGTTGACTACCATGGAATCCCTATCATTTACTTGTTCCATGTTAAGACAGGCGTGTCCTGCCGAGTACAGTGCTGTTGGGTATGTGAACATACCTTTTTCTGGGTTCAAGAAGTTTAATCCTTCTACTCCGTTTTCAAAACCTTGTGGAATTCTTTCTGCTGGAATATGAGCACCGTTAGTGACTCTCTGCTTACTGATAAACGTATTGTAGAAGTTAGAAATAGCAGGCAGGAACACTGCGAAGTCTCTGCTTAACTCCCCTAAGTGTGCCTGCTTGTTATTATTTGTCGTCATTATTGCGCCTGTGCTGGTATGATGTACTGATACTTGCCTAAGCCTGAATCAACAGAGACCTGCATCGCACCCTCGTTAGAGAAGTGTAATGTGACCTTTGCCGAGTCTGAAAGTTTAAGTATCTGTAACACCTGTCCTACTGGCCAAGCCCAACCTTTGTCAAGTGATCCCTTAACGTCAGTTGCGAAAACAAACTCACCCCCATGCGATGCTTGATCACCGAAAGTGAAAATCAAGTTTCCATCCTCAGTTCTCACAACGAATGAGTTGTGTTCTGTGTTTGCTGTTGCCTGGAAGTTGAATCTTTGCACACTTGCCACACTCGGTTCAATCTCAACGTCCCACTTAACACCTTTAAATTTTACAGTCTTAAGTTTCTCATTGATAATTTCAGCATTCATAAATCTGTAGTCATTCTTAAAGTCACCCTTTTCATTCTCAAAGTGTATACCTGTAGGAACTGTTGCTCCGGCTCTCTCGCCAGTCAACACAGTTATTTTTGCTTTGTCTTTGTACTCAGGACACTTTAAATGGATATCTAATTTACCCATTTGAGGCATACCAAACGTACCAGACATTTCCGCTTGTGGTTTGTGGAAAGACCCTTGCAAGATTACAGATCTGTCTTCTGCCATTGAATCAATGCCAGTTTCATTACTGTCGCCAGTAATTTTTACAAGATCTAAAAATCCCAATCCATGCGTGTGTTTAACGATGTCTTTTAAGATGTCTATCATAATGTTCTTATTGTATAGGATATTTAGGTCTTAGTCTAGTGTTATTTCAGAAACTTTGTATGTTACAGGATTTTGTTTACCAGGTTTACGGAATATGGCGTAGTTGGCTCCGGGTCGGAACTGATTCATTTCTACAACTTCGTAGCCTTCTTCTTTTATCATTTTTTCCATGGCTGTCTTGGTGTTGTAATTCCAATATCCACGTTGTGCTTCTTTAAGATCATAATCAAAGTGACAATCGGCATACTGTATGAAACAATAGCCGCCTGGTATTAGAACTCTTTTTATGTCATGTAGATAGTGTTGCACATGATTTTGTGTAAAGAACACAAATGTGTCCCAGCTGAATACAAGATTACAACTGCCCTGTGGTACAGTAGCACACTGGGTATCTCTTGTTGTGCAGAACCTTAGGTGTCTCTGACCGCCCGGTCTGAATCTCCTTCTTATCTTTGCCTCTAGTTCTGGTAGCACATCTAGAAAGTAATTCAATCTCCATGCCCTAAAGTCCTTTGAAAACATACCATTGCCTGGACCTATCTCCAGACTGTTGTACACAGCAGATCTACTGAACTGAAAAATCTTTGCTCTTACCCTATCGTAAAGTAAAGGGTCAACCACTGGAATATCTTTTTTCTTTTCTAAGTCCATTGCAAACCACTCGGTTGTCTTACCCAACCTGTTGATCTCTTCGCTATTGTTTGCGTCAATGGCCATTGCGACATCTTTCAAAACTTTCAAATTTGAATCAAGTATCTTACTGAGATCATGTTCTTTGACTCTTTCTAGCTTCTCAATTAATAGTTTTATTTCTTCTATGCTTAACATAACATTATTTAAAATTCAAACAGCTTGTTGAATGTATTACTGGTCTCAGTGCTTTGCACGTCCCAGTCCAACACGCCGATTAGGTTGTCTATCTTTTGATCTAGTATTGTGCTTTCCATGGCATCTCCGTCAAAGGGCAAATCTTTGAACCACTCCGGTATACGCATCTCATCCACAGGGTACGCAATACTTGTATAGCCTAATGGATTCTGTTTCAGTTTACACACAATAACCTTTGCACCATCTGTGATTGTCACACTGTACTTGTCTCCGTACATTTCTCTGCATCTGTTCCAGTTCATACTTGCTCTAACATGTCCAGGCATGTTTGCTCTACCGGCTTTTTCTTCGGCCGCTGTATACTTGGTCATGTTGTTTGCTCTCTTCGGGGAACCTTTTTCCCAACCTGGTCTTGATTTAAACTCTGCTCTAAATTCACTTATTCTTTTCAGTACTTCCTTCTCTTCTTTTCCTTGTAGTACCATGTACAGTATTTCACTCAAGAAGTCCTGTACGAATACAGGTGTGTCTGAACGTTTAAGATCGAGGCCCATTGCTTTCATCTTACCATCCTTGCCATCAACATCTGTACGTTTACCCTCTTTGTCGTAGTACAATACAGCATATCTTTTTTTTGTGATGAACAATCCTTTTGATGCAACAAGTTCTCTACCTGCCGCAATAACTTCTCCACGTGTGCTTGGCGTGTGGAATGCCTTGGTCATGAATGATTTGAATGATCCATTCACTTCCTCTGCTATTTTATCGTACAGTGCTACAACGGAATCTTTAGTCCATGGTATAGCACCTTCTTTTATCTCTTTCTGCAGTGTCTTGAATGCTGAGAAGTAAACAGAGTCTGTGTCTCCATACACAATACTCTCACCTTTGTGATCATACTTGCCTGCAACTGTTTCATTCACTTTACTTGCCATGTGTTTCGTGATGCATCTTCCTGTGAGTGTTACACTTTGTCCAATCCTCATGTCAAAGAATCTACATCCTGGATTCAAGATTGCACCATACAGACTGTTCAAGTTGATCTTCTTTACCAACTGTCTCTTGTCCCAATATTCTCTTTCAATTTCGTTATCTCCACAATCACGCATTTTCCTTTGCATCTCTTGTCTTTCTTCATACCAACGTTTTAGTAACCCTGGAATGATTGCTTCGTATTCGTATGTGAATATCGTACCGTTTGCACTCAACATCCATTTGTTATTGCCATCAAAAACTATCTCATACAGTTGTGCCGCACTCATTCTCACACTGGTCTCGTCTTCCCAGTCCACTATGATTTCTGTGCCTTTCTCTTGGTTCATTACTGCAACATATTCCCAACTGCCAAATTGACTATCCCATGCCGCCGCAAATGATTTCTTTGCATGTTTGGCTCTGTTGATCTCTGCAGATGTTATCACAGGTCTTATCTGTCCTATAATTGTTTCCGGTCCCATATTCAATGCTCTAATAACACTTGGATACAGTGAGTTGATGTCAACAGATCCTATCCAATCATGTATTCCTTTTTGTGGTGTTGCCACGTGGGCTCCTGCCGCCGGTTGGTTCTCCTCCCCGTCTTTCTTGTACTTCCTGCCTGGGACAATCATACCACGTCTGTGCGTCTCGTTCACGATTGCTTGTTCTGTTACTGCGACTGCACCCATTGTTGTTTGTAGTAGTACAGTGTTTTGATGTGCAATCTCATTGGCAAGTTCGATAAATTTCAGTTTCTTCTCCAGTTTGGCCAATAGTGCAGTATCCTGTCTGTTGTATTCTATGAACAATCCAAAGTCATTTTTGTACAAGTTATCTAGTGAACCTTCGTAGACTGTTTTCCTCTCGTCTAACTCATGCTCGCCTATTGCATCTAGCCTGAACGAATGTCTCTCTTCGTATGTGTACTTTCTGTATAACTCCAATAGATCCAAGTGTACCCTGCCAACAAGATCAAAACTCAACTGTTCTCTGCCGTATTTTTCAAATATTCTCTTTTTAGGTTTTTCACCCCAAAAACAAAGACGTCTTGTGTCGTCTGAACTCAATACTTTCTGTATCCTACCTACTGTGTACGGAATATCGTAACCCTCACTGTTCCAACCTGACAGTATGTCTGCGTCTTGCACTAATTCTAAAAATGCATCTAGCATGTCCTTCTCTTTTTCAAAGAGCATTGTGTTGTCAAATCTAGCAGTTAGTATTTTTGCGTCTTGCATACTAATGGTCTTTGGTGGCACAGCAAATGTGACCAGTTGGTCCGTCCAGCTCATATAACAACTTATGGCAGTTATGGGCATGAACGGATCATCTGTTGTTGAATAACCCCTCTCAGGATCAAAGTCAACTTCAATATCAAAGAACATTGTGTTCAACTTAGGTGTCTCTTTGCCTAAGTAGTTCTCTTCCAAACATCTGAACACAGGATTTATGTCTTGCTCGTACAGAGTTTTGTTGGATCTAATCCTTTGTTCTTTTATGAATTCTTTCTGCGTTGCACACTGGACTCTCTGTAAAGGTGCACCGGTCATCGACCTGTGTTTGCCTCTTGCGTCCTCGTAGTAAAAAACATACCTTGCGTCATACTCAACGAACACACGACCCTTCTTGGGATCACGTTCTACAACGTATATCTTGTCTTCGTCTCTTTTATATAATGCATCTATGTAACTCATTGTACGAATACTTTGTATAATCCTATTGTGTTCATTATTGTAAACCAACCTGTAAGGCACGAGATCCAAACCAACCTACGTCTAAATCCTGCCCAACACATGGTGCTAGATCCAAGCCAGTAAAATGGAAACACTATACTCATTATAGGCGATGGTGATGTAAAAGTCAAGACAGCTGACCCAATCACTGTCACTATAACAGAAAAAAGTTCTAGATAGAATGCTGTTGGATCTGTCTTATAACTGGTTACCCAAAATTCTTTGAGTAATTTTATCACTAAAGTTTGCCTGCGGCTACTAATATGGACTCTAGTGTGTCTAGGTCGTCGGTTAGATTTTTGTAGTTGTCCTTGTGTGCTATTGCGATTGCTTTGTTGATCAGTGCAGGTTTAAGCTCAAGCTCTTCTGATATTGCTTTTACTGTATCTCTTAATCCACCCTTAAGATCATCTACTTCACCTAGTACTTGTGAACCCTGTGATATGATCTGGATTAGCTTTTGCTTCTCTGCATCATTGAAATTTCTTACTGCCATTTGTTTCTCCTGTTGTTATCCAGCAAGTATATAACAGATTTGTATGTAATGCAAATTATTTTTTCTTGGTAAGTTTCCAAAGATCGGGTTTGTAATCTGTTGCTTGTTGATTGCACCAGTGTGCCTTCTTTGTTGTGTATGGATAGTTCTCTTGATCCATGTATGCCTTCATCCATGATTTATTTCCGTTGTTCTTCAATTCACACGTGGTGTTTAACCAGGCCTGCACTAAATCTATATCCAATAATGGATTTCTCGCCTCCAATCCAAAATAGCCTGTTATTAGATCAGTACGTGTGTTGCACAGATGCAACTGTCTGTTATGATTATACCAAGGCCATACAAATTCTAAAGATGACGGGAAAGATCCATTTGTGCGTGTCCATTTGAATCCCATAGTTTGTTCGTGCCAGTCATTATACACTTCGTCACCGCCTTGTCCGAATAAAACTATTTTCTTCTTTCTTCTTACAACGTAGTTTTTCATTATGTTTATTAAAGGATCAACAGTGGGATCGTCCCATAACTCGTTCCGAGGAAGTATGTCATGAAACATTTTCTCTTTCTCCTCATGATGTCCTTGATGATTTGGTAATATAACTGCTTTGTGTAATTTTGTCCGCTCTTTTAAAGTTGGTATAATTTCACCAGCTGGGTCTGATACACAATCTACCTCATTGAACATTTTTTGTATTCCACAATTTATAACTCCACTATCAAAACCACTGCTCAATAAAGCTATGCTGTTAAGTGGATTGTATCTGGATCTCACAGCCTGTTCAAATTTCTCAAACACGTGATCGAAATGATTTGTTTTCTGGTCCAGGTTAAACACTTTGTTTGTCTCGACTTTGATAGAAAAGTCATGACGGTCCATTATATAAATCTTATTTCCTTCTGCACGCCAAGATTTTCCATGTTTCTGCTGTACTATGTTTGGTACACTTGCAATAGTAAGTTCACGGGTGTCCTGATCATGATAGAACCACAAATTCCTGTTGTCGAAATGATCAACACAAAATACAACATTTTTATCTGTTACATGTATTAACGCATATTCTCCATTAAGTTCCTTCACAACGTCAACAGTGTTTCCAACGTTATCGTCTAATCTATTACCTATCCATTTTGTATCGTTTTCAAGGCCACTGTTATATGTAGATCCGTTATAAAGTAAAACACCATTTTTTGTTTGGTACGGCTGTGGTGTGTTTTCTCCTATGGTGTTCAACATGCTGTGGGCGAAATAGCCTAGTGAATTGGTTTGCTCTGTGAATCCTTCTGGACCTCTTCTTTTCAACATTTCGAGATCTAAAAAGTTATCTGAATTTTGGGAAAATAATATGCCGCACATGGTGTGGAATATTTATTGTGTGGTCTTTAAGGGGTAAAAATTACTTTTTCTTTTTTTTAGTGGCTACGTTTATAGCTTTACCACGTCTATTAGGATTTGGATCTTTTCTTCTTTTCCTTTTGGCCGCACTTGCCCGGCCTTTCTTACCTAAAGCATAGGCCTTCTTGGCTGGTACGCATTTAGGTTTACCTTCGCCTTTGCTCTTGCCACCACATGATCCTCTGATCTTGCCTTTTGGTCCGACCCTTACCCATTTGTCTTTGAACCATTTTTTTAAGTCTTCATTAAGTGCTTCTTCGAATACCAAATCGCCACAATTTACACAGATGTCTAGTGCTTCTCTTTTTACGCAGTTGGGAACACGCTTGCCAAACATGGTCTTCATGCCTTTCTTTGTGTATCCCTTCCAACACCTTGTGCCTTCGTCTACCAATGCATCTAGCCCGTATTCAGGATTGATTGCCCCGTGCATTTTTTTGGCTATCATGTCCATCTGCATGGCAACCATGAAATCATAATCTGACACATCTTTTGTCCTGTGCGTGTAAATCTTTACTAGAACTTCATCATAGAACACACCTAGGTCGGCATGGTGATCTAATTTCTCTTGTGGCTTGACTGTGTTTATTAGGAACTTGATTACTTCAAAGTAATCTTCAAATTTAAATCTTTTTTGTAGACTGTTGTCCTTGTACTCCCAGTCTGGAAGAAACTTTTCTCTAAGTCTCTCAATGTCTTCTGGTGAAAGGCTAAGGTATTCTCTATCTGATCCTTCTTGTATTTCGTTTATTCTCATTTCTTGCTCTTGTTACCCCAGTTGGCCGCACCCTTTTTACGACACTGTACTAGAGCACCAGAGGCATAGGCTGAAGGCCATACTTTGTATCTTGATTTTACTTTGTGATAGCAGGCATCTTGTTTCTCTGCTAGTTGTTCAAATTCTTCTTCCGTGATTCCTGTGACTTCGTTTACTTTCATTTTTTTCCTAGAAGTGCTTTTTTTGCCGCTATTCTTTTCTGTTTAGCAGTCATAGGAGCCTTGCCGCCTTCCCATGCTTCGTTCACGTCTGGGGTTGACTGGTCATCTGCTTTGTATCTACCTTTGTCCCTAGCTCTTTCTGGTTCAGCTGGCGTATCGCCACCACTATTAATAAGTTTTGAGATCCATGACCACATGTTACCACTTCCTACAAGACCAATATCTTGCTTTTGTTTTAGGTCCAGGATTCGCACAGTTGTGTCTTGCTCTGAATGATTTTCTTGCTTTTGGATTTGATTTTCTGATTCTCATCGTGGGTCTTTTTGCACTTGTACCACCGTGTCCGAAGTTAACTTTTTTAACATTGCCTGTTTTAGGATCTTTTACATAAACTTTAAATTTTTTAGAGTCACCACGCATGGGTTTGTTAAGTGGAACTTTCCTGCCTTGGTACTCTGCGTCAAACAACTCTGTTTCGTCTTCTGGGAAACCTAATGCACCAAGCACTTCTTCAAAGTCCTCGTCTTCTTCTATGTTAAACTCATCACCCTCTGGCATTGGTTGGTAGTCGTCGTGTAGTGCAGTTACCACATCAAGTAATTGATTTAAACTGTCTCTAGCAGTATCTAATTCATTGTTATCTAAATTATCTATAATAGATTGTACAACATCTTTTTTAGTTGTCATTCCATTAATGTTAAATTCTTTATCAGGATTTTTATAATACCCAGCTTCTTCAAAGCCTGACAGTTCTTTGAGCCTGCTCAGTTCGCCTGAGTCCGATGAAGTTGATTCTGACACGAAGTCAATCATAACCCAGTCGATCAGTTCCTGTGTGCTTTCTAATTCTTCTAATTCTTTCTCGTCCAGTTCCGTACCATCGGCATATTTTGCTGATTGCAGTTCAAAGATCCCATCGCTGTAATCTTCCATCTTGTACATTATGCTACCTTGGTCTATCTCCTTGCCACGTAGATACAAGTAATCGCTTTCGGCTTCCTGTACTGGTGCGTTCACACCGTCGATCCTGTTCAGTATGCTTCTGATCTCAACCATTGCTTCTGCTATTGGACTGTTGCCCATCTGCATCTGTGTTGGATTGTTTGTGAATTGCATTGTCTTTGCTAAACTCCTACTGCCTGGACTAGCCGGTGATTGGATTTGCTTGCCTGCATCGACTGTGCCTTGATCACGCAGTCTTACTGTGTCGTCAACATATTTTCCGTAGTTGTAAGGTATCTCGCTCATATAATGTATTTATTTCCACAGCACCATCTTAAAACGTTCTTTGTCTATGCCAAAGAATTTTGTTTTCCATTGGCTTTGCTCAAAAAAGCCCAGACCGTGCCATTCCTCTTTGCGTTCAAGCATTGTTTTTGCTTGTTCGTCCCAATCCTGATTTAAAAGGAATCCTTCCATCTTTTCTTTTTTGTCGGCTATTTCATTGTATTCGAATCCGTCGTACTCCCAATGTAACAGTTCATACACGTTACCCTCTCGATCACAGTAGTCTATGCTGAAATCTAACCCCCATTTTGGCCTCATGGCTATCAGTTTATGGAAATGCGGCCTGTATTCTGCCCATGCTTTTAATTGTTCTAGTGCTTCGCCTGTATATCCTTTTCTTTCAAACATAAAAGCATGATTGATGTGCGGTCCGAACTCAGGGTTGTCGTCAGTAAACCATTGTTGTCTTAGAGTGATGTGTTCTGAATTCCTGTGTTTTGTGGTATTTGCACTATTTGCCACAGCATACAGTTGTTCTAGCCTGGTTAGGTCGTAACCGTTCTGATCAAATAGCTCTACTGTATCCTTGGGTGGACATGCAAATACACTTTGTATTCGTTGAGACCATAATGGATCTGTATTGAATCTATTGTCAGTCACGTGCAGTTGCATACACGTATTTAATTTCTTATGATTATTTTTTTTCGGATGGATCTAGGTCGTTTGTGAACTTGTCTTCTGCTGGCATGTCAAGTTCTACTTCTTCGTCAAACTCTGGGTCTAACATGTCTACTTCGCCGTCGTCATCTCTCTCGTCGGACTTGTCTTCTGCTTCCTCTTCACCGTCTTTTTCTGGTGTGTGTGGCTCTTCTTTGTTTCTGTCGTAGTCCACAAAGTCTTTAACTTTCTCTGTAACTTCGTCGTCTGCTATAACTTCTTCTTCTGCGTCTGCTACTTTCTGTTCAGCGTCAGCAATGATTTCTGCTGTCTCTGGAGTTTTAATTGTGAATTCGTTTTCGTTCATCTCAACTTCGTTTGCTGAGAACTTGTTGTATAGTTCTACTAAATCAGTTGATTCGGCTTCTTTGGCATACTCAGTGATTTCACTTACAAATGCTTCTCTGAATGCTTTGTCGTCCATTGTTGCATCTTCTTTTTCTGCTTGTTTTAATTCAGCAAGTTGTGTTTCTAGTTCTGCAATTTTGTCTAATCTGTTAACTTCTTCATTAACTTCTTTTTTAATTGTAGTTGCTATAGAATCATCTTTGTCTGACTCTGCGATGGCTTTTGAAATAGAACTTTGCGGTGCAGTGATCGACTCAACCATTTTCTTAGCTTTAGGTGAAACTCTTGTTGGTTCTACAAATTCTTTTATACCGGCCAATCTTGCGATGTCCGCCAGAGATATATCTTTGTCATCTAATACTTTTGGTGCTTTGCCAACGGATTCCATGATCTGAGCTCTTTCCTCTTCCGGTGTAATGTTGCTCATTGCGTTTAAACGTGCTACTAGGTCTCTGAAACTTGTATCTTCTTGTGCCATATGACTATTTATATTTGTTACAGTTTTATTTAAGTTGTTGATTAAGCTGAACAGCTAGTTTTGACTCGTATGCTAAACCTTCTGTTTTCATGAATTTTGCATATTTTTCCTGCATGTCTGCTACGTGTGATAAGTCCTTGCCTGAACTTAGTCTAATCTTGGTATCTGATAAATCTTTTTCAATCATTTTAGCTAACTTGTCGTTGTCGGAATCCTGCGCCATCTCTAAAGCTGTATTCATTGCACTGATTGCCGGAATGGAATTGTCTATCGCATTGTTGATTGAATTGAATCCTGCCAAGCCTGCAACTATTATACCTGCCGCGGCCAAGTTCTTTGCCCAATCTTTGATGCCTTCTTCCAGTTCTGCTTCTGTTGTTCCTGTTCTCTTGCTGGTCATAACATTCTTTACCCTGTCCAGGTAGTGTGAGCTCATGTTACCGTAACCGTGTCTCCACGCCATCTGTCTCAGAGTCTTCTCATCTGCATCTTTGAATCTATCTGCTAGTTCCTTGTCAGTCATGTTGGCTAATTTCTGTTTGCTCTTGATGACACTTGATGGCATTCCGCCCTCATCTGTGTTCTTCCTGTTCTCTTTTGCCATCTCTTTCTCAATCTCAGTGACTCTCTTTTTAAGTATTCTCATCATGCCAGGTTTAGTGTCAACGTCTGCGACTTTAGTTTCCCTTGCAAGTATCTCATCTAGGTTCTTCTGTATCACACCTGCGTGCCTCTGCATTAAATCACCGTCAATTTCTTCTCTGTATGGATTTAGTTTCTGGTAATCCTCGTAGTGGTAAACTGCTTGTAAGTAGTCCGCCGCTAAATTTAATTTTGTTTGTACCCAACCTTCTAGGTCATCACCTTTTTTGATCATGTCTATTAATTCAATAGCCATCTTGGCAGTTGCGTACAACTGTGATTTGCTCATGTGTCCCTCGCCTGCGTCCTCGTTGGCTCTCTTCAGTGCATCAGCAACGTCTGGTTGTTGTGACAATCCTTTCCTAACTTTCTCAATAGTGCTGGTTGCTCTGGACATGTTGTCTTTGTTTCTCTTGTCAAAAGCTATGCCCTTGGCCATTTTGATCTCTTTGTCGGTAACTGCTGTGTCTGTGCCTTCTGACATGCCATCGTCGTCATACGTGCCTGCCTTTGACCCTGCCGTGTAACCGTGTACACTCTTGACGTAGTTTGATGCTAGATCAATCTTCTTGGCCACCCATGATTCCATCTCCTGGCCATCGTCTATCATGTTGTGTAATCTTATTGCGTGTGAACCGATCTTCAACAGTTGGTTCTGTGCCATGCCTGCCTCGTATGTGTCCGGCTTTGGATCCGGCTTCTGCATC